TGGTGTGAGGTGTGCAACGATACCTCATACATCATGGGTCTCTACGGGTCAGATACAACGGGAATATCCAGAGTTAGAGATAAAGAATACTATACTCAGAGAAGCATCTAAACCAAATGAGATAGTGTCACTTGCAAGTGCAGGGTTTCATTATATAAATTTAGATCGTGATGTGATGAGAGATAGACCATTATTAGATCGCATTGTAGAAGCAAAGAAATATTGTCACAGTAAAGGTAATGACATAATGCTATCACTCTTGGCAAATGAACATTGTTGGGGTGGTTGCCCTATCATGCCAGAGCATTATCAATATAATGCAACAAGAGTAGGGAGTGACCCTCAATACTTTAACAGTACTATAAGTCGTGTGTCATGCTCACGTTGGGAACAGTATGACCCTGCTAGTGAACTTAAAGCAGCAAACATTCCGCCATGGAGAGAGGATTGGGAAGAGTTCCTAGATGCAGGTATTGATGTGTTCAAGTTACATGGCAGAGAAGATGCTATGAGATTGAAGGAATCTATGGACATCATAGAAAGATGGGCAAATCATGATGAAATGATGCAACCAACATTTAGTGAGTACATGGACGACGTGGAGATGCCAGAAGCACCTATAAATATCTGGCGAGAGAAAATAAAATCTTGTAGGTTCGATTGTTGGGATTGCAACTATTGTGAATCTGTGCTAGAATCTAGGTTAAAGAAGCAAAAACGAAAGGAAATGAATCCACTTGTTGATCTTGCAATAAGGTCTATTGATGCTGCTGTTGATAACAAATCTAACTTCAATCCAAAAGGATATGATGTCTTAGGTCTGTCATCAAATAAAGTCAGACATTTACTTAACAACTTATGTCAGGAACGTGGCACTGTATATGTAGATGCAGGTTCATACATGGGTAGTACAGTATTTGCTGCTCTGTATGGAAATAGTGCGGTCAAGGCATATGCTATTGATGACTTCCAAGATGAAGTAGTAAAACCTAAACGTAAAGACTTACATAAACCTTATGAAGATATAACAAATCCAGTTGATGAGTTCATTAAGAATGCAGAAAAATGGATGAATACTGATTGCTCTATTGGTTTCTCAGTTAAACCTATACAGGCAGTTGAGTTCAATCC